AAAAAATTTTTTTCCATACAGATATAGTCCTCCATTCTGCTAATACTTCCGAGATACAGGCAACAAAAAAGCCACACAGCTATCACAAGATAGCTGTGTGGCAAAAAGATGACCAGATCCGGAAAAGTCCACTAAATTTTTTCATTTATTATTATAGCAAACTTGAAGGAGAATGTCAAGCATCAATTATTACGGAATTGTGGCAGCTGTCTGTTGCTTTTTTGTGTTACTTTATGGCACATGAGAATGTTTTTGTCAATAATACTTGACACATTAACCGCAAGAATTTTCAAATTAAGCAGCGATAGTCAAAGCGGAATAAAACCTACGCCGTTTTACAGCTGGTGGGAGCCCACCGATTGCCGAGCAGATTCTGCGGTTGCTCCAGTAGCTCATAAAATATCGCCAGACCATCGCTTTTAATGCTTCAATCGTATAATCTTCAGATCTTCTGCCTCTGTTATAAAACAATTCCTTCTTCATTCTTGCCCATATGCTTTCGCATCTTGCATTATCGTGGCATCTTCATCCTGCACTGTTCATGCTCTAGACAATGCCGTATTTTTGGATAGCAGTTCTGTACGCAGCACTGGTATACTGGCTGCCGCGGTCGGAATGCACAATGGCTCCGCGAATCTCCGGATACCGCAATCTCGCATTTTTCAGTGTTTCACAGCATAGTTCAGCTCGCATATGGTCTGCCATGGCAAGACCATTTGGCATCAGATCATAGCAATCAAAAATCGCCGAAACATACAGCTTTCCGTCTTTTGCCTTGATTTCAGATTTGCCGTTTATTTGTACTGCCCCAATATAAAGGCAATGGGTATGGAAGAGAATTAGCAGACTATGCAGAAACTACGATTGCAAAATACTATGATGAAATAATACTTGATGCTTCTCTTTCTGCGAAATCAATTTATTTCAAAAGAGGATATCAAGAGATTGGATATCACTCAATAAAAACTGATAATAATGATTATCTGTGTTATGATGTTATGAAGAAGCAGATATAAATTCCAGTTTGCATGGATAAAGGATCGACCAAAAATAGCCCCTTTTCTACATCTCCACCGCATTCCTCGTCTGCCTGTAAATCTCCAGCCGTGACAGTGCTTTCGGACTATTGTTAGTCTGATTTACTGTACGGCTGTTGTCATTATTGTAGTAGTTGTTGACCACAGAACTTTCAGAACTTCCGTTCATAATAGCACCTGTCATACCGTCAAGGTTGTAGTTGAGATCAGAATTGAGCGAAAGTTTCATGGTATCCGCAACGCCCGAAACCGCCTTTGCTACGACCTTTTTGCTTTTATTGATGCCGTCTGCCAAGCCGTTCATGAAGTCCGGCATCCAGCTTTCAAAATCTGTCAGCGGTCCTACGTCAGGGACAGAAAAATGCAGATAACTGCGGATCGTATCGGCAATTCCGGAAACGCTGTCGGCAAGACTGCCGATCATACTTCTCAGACCGTCAATGATGTTGGAAACAATATCCCGTCCCCAGTTCCAGGCGTCTGATGCAAGCCCTTTGACATAATTTACAGCGTTATCAAAACCGCCCTTGATCGTTGTGTAAATGCCGCTGATAATAGAACCGATTGAAGATTTCACATTATTCCAGATGCTTGTCACAGTTGAATGAATGGTATTCATCGCCGATGAAATTGTGGAAGAAATGCTGCTCCAGACGGAAGATACTGTGTTTCGGATAGCATTTACCACGCTTGAAACCGCACTGCTGATTGCATTCCATACACTTGAAATGACAGAACTTATTGTGTTCATCACACTTGAAATAAAGCTTGAAATTGCGTTCCAGACCGATGTAACAACACTTGAAATAGTGCTTAATGTCGTTGAAATTGCGGTATAAATGGCATTCCATATCGTTTCAAAGAACGCTTTAATGCCCTCAAGCAAAGGGGTGAGAAATGCAACAATTGCATTCCATATAGCCTGTATCTTTTCCGAGATCCAATCCATTACATTGCTGATAATGATATGGATTGCCTGAAAAATAGTTTCAAACAGATATTTAAACGCTTCCAAAAGCGGAGAAATAAAGCTGTAAATTGCATTCCAGATGCTTGAAATCGTATCATAAATAGCGGTGCAGACAGTTGAAATAACCGTCCATATTGCGTTGAAAATAGTTGCAAAAAAGTCGTGAATACTGGTCAGAATTCCTGCGAAGAAGTCATATACAGAAGTAAAAATCGTGACCGCTGTGGTATGGATTGCAGTCGCTATCGTTGTAAAGAACGCGGATATTGCGTTCCAGATATTTGTGAAAAAGTCAGCAACAGTCTGAAAAGCAGAACAAATGCTGTCCCAAATTCCAACGAAGAAGTCCTTAATTGATTTCCACACTTCATTCCAGGAAGTGCCGAACCAACCGAGAAATACATCTGCCACACCTGTCAGTGTGTTTAGAATATTGCTGAACTGGTTGACTACAAAGTCCCAGATACCTGTAAAAATGCCATTGATACCGTTCCAGCACTGTTCCCAGTTTCCCGAAAATAAGCCGATAAATACATCAAGCACGCTCAAAATAGTATCCGTCACAAAGGTGAAAATATCCGAAATATGCTGAAATACACCCTCAAAAACAGGTGCAAGCACACTGCATAATCCATTCCACATCGCTTTCAGTATTTCACCAAAATTCTGAAAATCAAATCCGAATGCATTGATTCGGTCAACAATGCCTGATGTCAGACGTTCAAAGGTTGACTTTATCTGTTCCCAGATGGAAAGAATGCTGTTTTTGAAATCCTCATTGGTGTTCCACAAATGCACAAAAGCAGCGATAAGCGTTGCAATAATCGCAACGACAGCCACCACAGGAGCAGAAATGCCGCCGATCGCCGCACCAAGCGTTGAAAATGCAGTCTTAGCACCTGCAATCATTGTCGGAATTTTTGAAATGAATGTCATCATGCTTCCGATAGAAGAAATGGTTTTACCCACAACAATCAAAAGAGGACCTAAAGCCGCAGCCATCAATCCAATTTTGATAATGGTCTGTTTTGTTGCAGGGTCAAGGGCATTTAGCTTGTCCACAAATCCCTGTATTTTGGTGATGATGTCACGAATAACAGGCATCAGAATCTCGCCGAAAGAAATAGCAAGTTCTTCAAGCTGAGATTTCAAAATGGTAAGCTGTCCTGCGAGATTGTTCTGCATAGTTTCCGCCATAGAAAGAGAAGTGCCGTCACAATTTGCAATTGCACCTGATAGCTTATCAATATCCGCAGGTGCAGCATTCATCAAGGCAAGAAATCCTGACATTGCGTTTTTACCTACAAGCGACTGTGCAGCACTTGCTTTTTCAGATTCAGACATCTGGTCAAATGCTACTCTGCAATCCGCTAAAATATCAGAAAGGCTACGCATAGAGCCGTCTGAATTGGTTGTTGCAATTTCCATTTCTCCAAAGGATTCAGAGCAAAATTTGACTTCACCTGAAAGTGCAGTCATAATGGAACGCATGGAAGTACCGGACTGTGTAGACTTGATACCGGCGTTTGCCATAAGACCAAGTGCCTCAGCTGTATCTTCACATGAAAAACCTAAAGCACCTGCAATCGGAGCACAGTATTTGAATGACTCACCGAGCATAGATACGTTTGTGTTTGCATTGGAACTTGCAGCTGCAAGCACATCAGCGAAATGGCCGCTATCCTGTGCTGTCAAACCGAATGCTGTAAGTGCATCTGTTACAATATCAGATGTTGTGGCAAGGTCTTCGCCTGATGCTGCTGCAAGGTTCATAATGCCGTCAATACCCGACAGCATATCATTTGTTTTCCAGCCTGCCATCGCCATATAGTTCATCGCTTCGGCAGCTTCACTTGCTGAAAACTTTGTTTTGCTGCCCATTTCACGGGCCTTATCACGCAAAGCCTGTAAATCGTCACCTGTTGCACCGGAAACAGCGGCAACCTTTGACATCGCAGAATCAAAGTCGGAGGCAGTTTTCACTGCAGCAGTTCCAAGAGCCGTCACACCTGCGGTAACAGGCAGAAGTTTTTCACCTGCACCTGAAATTTTATCGCCAACATCCTGCAAAACTTGTCCTGCCTCACCAATTTTAGCAAGTTCAGAATTTGCATTTTTTGCTTCTGCTTCCAGACGTTTCAATTCATTTTCTGTTTCTACAATTTCACGCTGTAAGGCATCATACTGCTGTTGTGAGATGTCGCCATTTGCAAGAGCAGTATTTGCTTGTTCAGCCGCTGTTTTCAGCGTTGCAAGTTTATCTTTTGTAGCAGAAATACTGTCAGCAAGAAGTTTCTGTTTCTGTGAAAGAAGTTCTGTATTTTTCGGGTCAAGTTTCAGAAGTTTCTCCACGTCTTTCAGCTGTGACTGGGTGTTTTTAATGTTCTTGTTTACACCCTCTAATGCTTTGGACAGCTTGGTCGTATCACCGCCAATCTCTACTGTGATGCCCTTGATTCTGTTTGCCATGCGGTTTTTCTCCTTTCTAAATATTGACTTTTTTGCTAAAATAGAATATAATGAAAAAAACAGCTTCTTGCCAAGAGGTGATTGTAATGAAAATACTGTATTGTAACGTAAGAGAAATGGATGAATACAATGGTTTCGTCATTGATGATTATCATGGCGGTGGTTCTTATACAGA